GCACACCACGGATAGATGTGGAAAGACCAGCCGCACGCTTTGCTACACCGGAAACGGCACCGACGCCCTTGCCTGCAAGCAACTGCCAGCCGATGTCGGCAGCTCCGCTGCCAATCGTGCCAAGGACAGAACTGTCCCAAGCCTCCTCAGTGGCCTGCTGCCCCATCGCATATGGGTTGTAGTCAGAGTCAGGAGCGTAAGCGAACTGATTCCACTCAGGGTTCTCAAAACGGTTAAGCGCATAGAGAGCCCCGCCAAACGGACTGGTGGGCGAGAACGCGGAAGTCATGGCTGCGCGACCCGGTGTAATGTAGGAAGAGGCGTTCCACATCTGAACAAAGTCAGAGAACTGCACACCATCCCGGTACAGCGGGTTGCTTACCGTGAAACTTTGAATTGTCGTTGATGCAGGGCGCGACAGCGCATCATCCACAAACCCGGCAATGTTGACCGCACCCTGGAGCAGCCTCACAGGACCCGTAATTGGAGCGGCAAGGATCTGGCCTGGGACGTTGTTACTGTCAGGCACCACATTGTCAAGAAACTGTGCGAAGCCGGTATTCGGGTCAGGCGCAACCCGGTCAGCCGCTTCCGCTAGGAAGTTCTCAAGGAAGCTTGGCATTCATACCTTCCTCGATGACTTCACGACTGCTACGACCTGTTAGCGCCTGAAGGAACTCCTCGCGATCCTGAACTGATTGCCAGTCCACGCGAGCAAGGCCTAGCGCAATGTCAGCATTGTCAAAGCCGACTGCGTCGGCGGCGGCAGCAAGATTGTCCAGAAAGGACAGCTCCCGCCACTGCGCCCCACGACGCTTCATCGCACACCTTGCAGATAGCGGACAAACGCCTTAAAGGTGTCAGGCGTGTCAGCCCAGCGGGTGGCCTGCTCCAAGTACGGCAGGTACTTCACGACAGCAGGGGGGCGTGACTGCGGTGAGATGGCGAGAACATCAGGTCCCGGTCCAGGCCCGAAAGGGGCACCAGCCGTGATCGGCTCATCCGGTCGCTCCGTAGGGGCAAACAGGGGAGTGGGAGGAGCCATCTCCTCCGACACCACCTGGCGGCCCGTGCGGGGACGCGGTCCCGCAGGGGCCTGTGCCATCGGGGCAGAAGTCTGAAGATCCATCATCTCCTGACCCTCCCCGTACTCACCGCCAGCGATGTACTTAGCGCCCTGACCATCCGTGCGACGCGACAAAGCCCCAGGACCGGACACAGGAGCTGGGTTGCTTGGTCGGCGCATACCGCCGTGACCCTCAGCCATCCTGCTCCTTCACAACGATCTTTGAAATGTCAGCCGCTGTTTCTTCAGCGAACTCTTCCCGATCCACCTGAACCCACTCATGCGCTGACTGACCCAACGCCAGAAACGCAAGATTCTGGAAATGGTCAGCAGCGGCCTGCGCCATCTGCGCTGCAAACACCATGCTGGTTGCGACCGTGTCAGAGTTGAACCAAGGTGTGGCCTCAACGACTACAGGCTGCTCGTCAATAATCTCGAACTCGTTGTCTTCGTCCACACCCGGCTCCCTACCACTTAACTTTGTCAGCCCAGTAGGCCGCGCTCATCTTGCCCTTCGCAATATTCTTCGCATGACGAGCCTTGAACGACGCCTGACGTTTCGTAGGCTGCCTGTCACCCGTCACACCCTGCTGACCAAAACGAATCGTCTTGACCTGTGAACCTTCCTTAGCCACAACAACGTGCGACTTCGTGGGATGGTTAGGTGTGCGCTTCGGCTTGTTGTAGCCAGATACGCCAGCACGCTCCAGGCGCGAATCCTTCTTTGCAGCCATCACTTCTTCTTTCTGACAGCAGCGTTATCAACAAGGTTGGGGTACGGCCTACCCGCCTTCTTCGCACGCGCCTTCGCAGCAGCCTTCTGAGCTGGAGTCAGGGGAGTGGACTTCTTCTTCGGGTTAGGCCGATCCCAGAACGCCTTCTTAGCGTCCACGCTTCGGAGGGCGTGGGAGGACGGGCTTCGTCACCGTTCCAGGTCCACCAGGACGCGGCTTCGTGACAGGCTTCTGGGCAACCATCTTCTTGCCCTTGCTGCCACCCTTGACGGGCTTGTAATCCTTCTTCATCCCGGGCATTACTTGCTCCCGCTCTTGCTACCACCGTAGCCATTACCGACCTTTGACTGACACCCACAGAAATTGCACATCAGCGGCCCTTCTTGCGGGGAGTGGACTTCTTCGGACCCTCGGCACCACGCTTCTTTGCCTGATCCCGATAAGCTTTGTTGAGGCCAGCAGTAGTGGTGACCTTCAGGCTGCCTTTCGCACCAGCGCCAGGGCCGCCAACGATGCGTCCCTTGGAGCTGCTACCACCAGTGGCCTTCTTCATCGAGTCCCCTTACCTGAGCCACGAGTACCACCCGGCTGCTTCGCATTCGAGTGATTCGTCCACGAATTAGCCGAACCAGCCACCTGATGCGGAAGCGCATTCGTGCCCGACACATTCGACACGTTCACATTCGGCGGCTGAACATAAGCCGCAGCCTTACCACCCTGATTCGCAGGCTTCTTAGGCGCTGCTGCCGGAACTGCCATGATGTTTCTCCTTAACCGATAGGTACTCTGCGTGACACATTCGCTGACAGGTTCGGCTCGCCACGCGAGGACAAACCAGCGAGAAGGAAGTTCAAATCAGGACGCCCACCGGGCGGCAAACCAGCCTGCCCAGGAGCCACACCACGCAAACGACCCGTGGCATCAATGCCCTCAAGCGATTCACCACCCGACATGGGATCCTGCATGGGATCGCCAGGGACCGGGGAGGCAGCATCAACCATCGGATCAACCATGCCGGGTGGCGGCTCAGGGGGAGCGAACGCTTCCGCGATCACTTCCTCAATCGGCTTACCCTTCTGCCTGCCCTCAATGATCACCGCGAGGCGGGTAAGGATCTCCCCAGGATCCTGACCATTCTGGGCAAGGACAGGAATGGCTTGCGCGTAACCAGCAACCGCTTGTCGCAGTGCCTGACGCATGTCCTCGATGTCCAGCTTCTGCTCTTCCTCTGTCGCGTTCAGTGAGAACGGCAGGGATCGGCGTAGCCAGTCCTGGGAGATGAGGCGATCCCCACGGGCCTGCAACCCAAACACCAGTGCGCGGTTAGGGTCCAGACCCGCCATGAGGCCATACTGAACATCGACCGAGTAATCGTTCTTGATGTCTTTCTCGGGCGAGTATGAAACCTCATATGGGGTGCCATTGTCGTTACCGCGAACAGTCTTGCGGAACGACGACCAGCAGACCTCCTCCACCTCGAAGCAGAGGGCGATCAAATCCGTGTATGCCTCAGCGAACATGGCGTGCGCGGTACGGACCTGGGTGTCGAACCCGGTCATCAGTGCCTGCACGCCACGGCCCGTGACGATAGATGCGTCTAGATTGCCACCGCGAACCTCAGGGTAGCGAGAACCTTGACGCAGCTCGTTGTCCAGAACGCCCTGCTCTTGGAACGCAGCAGCAGGAACCTCAAGCGGGATGCGCCGGATCTTCTCCGGTGTCGTAGACCGCAGCACCGCATCAGAACCCAGGGACAGTTCCTGCACATCCTGGGGGAGTGCGATAGGTGCCTGCACTGACTTCTGCGCCGCTTCCATCGCAAGCAGCGCGAAACGTGCCTTCGCCACCTGAACCGCAATCACATCATCGAACTGACCACGCGGATCTTCATCCAGGCCAGGGCGGCGCACCTCCACCGCAAGGCACTTGCCCACGGGGTTCGCAGTACGGATCAGCTCAATGCCGCCCTCACCGGGCAGGAACAGGATGTCCACATCCTTGTCGTGGTAACGCACCACCTCAATCTTCGTCGTGGCACCCGGTGCCTGCGACAAGATCACGTTCTCCAACTGCGGGAACTTCGCGACCAGATCATCAATGTGATAGTTGATCGTCTGGAACAGCGCCTTCACCCGGTCACGCTTATCGCGCACCGTGTAGCAGCCCATCGAATCCAACCACTTGATGCGCGGCATGCGCTCATCCCAGTCGATCTCCACGATCCCAGGAACAAAGCCATACGTCACATAGCGGTCAGCAGCCGTGTACGCCTGCTTCTGCAACTGCGAATACTGCACATAGTAG